TCATCTGTGGACCTTGAGGCATCATCTGTGGACCCCGCGGAATCGCAGGTGGCATTCCCCTTGGCATTCCACCGGGAGTCGGTCCCATAGGCAAACCAGCAGGTGCACCAAGTGGATTAGGTGGTCCTTGCATTGGTCTTGGTGGTAACTGAGGTCGAGTCATCGCAGGTGGCATCGGACCACGTAATCCACCGGGAGCCATTGCGGGCGGTTGCATAGGTGCTTGTCCCATCATTTGACCACCTTGACCACCACCGCCTAACATGTTCATAAGTAACATAATCAAAAGTTGACCTAAACCACCTTGTTCCTCTTGAACGCCTCCATTATCATATCCCTGTTTTTCTCCAAACATACCTGTGAATTCTTCTTGATTGTATGCTTGTCCTTCGCCGTACGGCATAACTATTCCTCTCTAGTTTCGTACCACTTGGGACGATTTCCCAAGCGATACAGTGTTAACAAAACAATTAATGCTATCAATAAAAAGCATTTCACCTAGTGGTGGAAAGAAGTATAATCCTCTAGCCACCTTGTTCTTTAGGGGTAAGCCCTTTATACGACTCACCCCCACAGTGAACAAAAACTGTTAACCCTTTACGGGGTTATGATGTTGTAACTGCACCATCGGCAGCTGATTGACCAAACATCCAATATGCTCCAGCACTAAAGGACATTTCAATGAAATCTCCTTTTATTGCCGCAGTGCCAATAATGACATTGGATACACCAGTTGCGCCAGAAGAACCCGGACCATCATCGCCAGTGTCAACTTCAGTTTCGTTGACCTTGCCGAAAATAATCGCACTGCCAGCGGCAATCGTAATTGCCCCTGTCGGTGTGTTTTCTTCTACCCAGAACTTGTAATTAGTCCCATCTAGACCTGTAGTAGCGGTGGGAAGCGTAATTGTATACGCACCACCAGCGGAATCTAACCTAAAAGTTTTTCCGCTATCCGTCTCAGCGTCTAGAGTCCTTGCGGCCTTGATTTGTTCCCAAGGCTGAAGGAATCCACCTGCTCCACTACTTTTACTAATATAGTCACTACGCATGATTCACCTCCTACAGACTTTCGACGTTATAAAGAGCGTGGGTTTCTGGAAGTGTAACTTCTAGACCCGCTTCGGTCAGAATCATATCTTTCCGAAGGTCTTCGTCGTCGTTCTGTACGTTAGTAATAACGTGGGTGTCACGATTAGTGCCATTACCGACCAATGGACGGTAAGAACAATTGCTCATATCAGCCATAAGCATAAAGCCACTGGCAATGCCACGGAACAGAGGTTCTTTAACCAAGTTCATACGACCGTGAATGGTATCAATAACCATCACACGATGTCCGAACGCCCCCTGTTTCTCTTCATAATTCCAGCGGAAAGGCGTAACATTCGTAGTACCGGGTTGTAAAGACTCGTACAGGAATTTGCCATCCCCTAGTTTATTGAAGAAAGAAACAACGGGTAAACTGCAAAGAACTAATCTGTCACCACTACCGCCACGTGCTGGGTCAAAAATTACTTCCAAGTCAGACAATAGTCTGTCGTAAGTAAGTTCTGCCTGAGCAATGCTACGATAGTAAGCTGCGCCAGAGTTATAAGACAAGTCCGAATCATCAACGGTAGGATTAGTGTTCTTCACAATGTGACCAACAAGACCCTCCGTATACTGAACACTAGTTACGCGGGCTTTCTGCCCAAATAACATAGCTCGCTCGATGTCTACTTTATGCTCACGTAGCTTTTCAGCCCAGATACGTTGAAACTCATCAGCGTATCCTCTGAACCTAGTAGCTAGTGCCGTACCTGTCATTTCCGCAGCAGTTTTAAAAATCTGAGTATAACCATAGTTATCCTCGATTTCTGCAGACCATACATCAGGAGCACCGGAACCCTCAGCGAATGAGGTGCCGATAACCTGACATTGGTCGTTATCTGCTAATGTTGCGTATCCTGTAACATTGGAGTTTGATACTTCAATACATTTACCTGTAAAGCTTGTATCAGCACCATTGTCTGAAGGAGACGACTCAATACGAAAAATAGACTGACTCCATCCTGCTGTACTATCAACCGTGTTAACGGAGAAGACCATCCCCTTCACAAGCCAATCAATACTGGCTGGAGAAGAAGCTGCATCATCTACAGTAAAAGCATAACTGGTTCCAGCGGTAACAGCGCCCGTAGGGGCACCATCAACATAGAAATTTCTGGAAGTCCAGTTAATCTTAGTACGGTTTTCTAGATACCTGAAGACTGAATCGTCGGTAGGAACCTTGGCTACTTTGCTCAGATAGACGAAAAAAGGTGACTCTTCCGGAGCCAAATCCGCTACTCTGTCACCGAAGTTGTATAGTCGTCTACGGTCCGGAGCTTGTCCGACATCAGCACTTGTTGCAGCGACAGTTATATCGCTTGACTTAAGTGTGCCCTGATTATAAGTAACAGCCATAGTTTACCTCCTTAAGGTAATCTACCTGCATTTGCACTCGCCATTACGCCTTCCCAAACTTTGTCGTCCTCACTCTTAGGAGTGGGACCTCTGCTTGGGACTGCACCGGGAGTGCGGGGAGAATTTTTTGCAGCGCGGACAGCGTCCAGTGAAGAAGAAGACTTCGACCTTTCTTTTCCTTTTGATTTCACGAACACGTCAACAAGCGCATCAAGAGACAAGTCTTCTTTCGGTTGCGCGTAAAACGTAAGAAACTCCCTTGCCTCATTTTCATTCATCTTATAAGTGTTTTGCAGTTCACTTGTAAGATTATTGATAAATACCTGTTCCTGCAATGCTCCCATCTCTTTTTGTATAGCCGAGTTCACTTTATCCTGTTCCTGTATTTCACGGAACTGATAAGATGGAGAATCCGGCTTAAAATACGCATCCCACGGATTAAAGTCTTCCTCAGAAATACGTGCGTTCCCGTTACTCACCTGCGATGTAATGTTCTCCTGTATCATTTGAACCAAATCCGGTCTGCTCTCCAGAAGGTTAACCAGAGGTTTGAATTGTTGCCAATCTTCCAACTTAGCTTCCGCCTTGTCTTTCATAGATTGAAACTTCTTCGCCTCAGTTTCCCAATCAGTGCCTGAAGTCAGACTCTCTTCCTCGCCCTCGAATTCGTTGTATTCGTCATCGAACGCTTCTTCCGCAAATAAGTCGGTCGCTTCGTCTTCCTGTGAAACTATTACCGAATCGACTACGTTATCTTCTGTTGCCATAACCTACCTCCTCGATGTCTTCTTTTTTAAGGACTGGACTCATATAGAATCTCCCTAGTGAAGCGTCACCGTTTCGTTATGTTTTTGATTGTGCCGCCGTTTTTTCTGATGAAAGCAAGTTGTTCAAATCACCCTTACTTATCTTAACGGCAGCGTCCAGTTTGGATGCCGTGACCTTACGGTCAGCACCCGCTTTAGCCTCAATCTCTGCGAGATGAGACTTAAATTTTGATACTTCTGACTGTTGCTTGGCGTGCATTGTTTCTCTCTGTGCAGTCTGTAGGTCACCCTCTAAGTTCTTAATCTGGGAATCCATATCATTGACCAACTGCCTCATTTGTTCCATTTCATCCATTCTCTGCAATATCCCTTCTTTATCGAATATCTCAGGATTCTTCTTCAATACCTCAACCCTATCAATAATACCAAGCTGAAAAGCTTCAAGGTACACACCAAATGTCGCCCACTTACTTTCTGGAAGTGTGCTTCCTGATTGTATTCTCACGTCGTGTTGCCCGATATTCAATCTATCCTGTTGTATATCGTTAACAGCCTCACTCTTATCGTCATAAACATTAACCATCGTTTCGGTCATATCATTATTTGCCTGTGTTAATGTAAACATCTTCGGAAATGTATAATGACCTTTTGCCAAGCAATACAATACTCTACCAAGGCGGTTAATACTAAATTCTATATCCCTGAGTTTTGACTTTGGCCTGTCACTTCCCATTGCTACCATGCGCTCAGTACCCCTCACAGTATCTGGGGCCTGCTCAGCAAAACCATGTACCATCTCAGGAATACCAAATATAAAATCTATATAGTGCTCCGCCTGCTGAATTAATCTGTAAAACTCTGCCGATAACGGCTGTGGTGACGGATAATGAGGCTCTCCCTGAGTAGTGTCTACCTCGATAACAGCATTTGGATTTGACCATTCTCTTTCAAGGTCCGATAGGCTATCCACAGAACCTGCTGGAACAATAAGCTTAAGTCCAGCCGATGCCTGTGCATGAGAAAGTGCCAAGGACCATAATTTATTGAGCAATCGTTGCATAGGTCTTGCACGGGATATATCAGACTTTGGATATGGTGTTCCCGTCCAAATATTCGGTAAGGGTACTATTGGATATACGTCTATGTTATAAATCGTCTCATATAACACAAGCTCTCCAATGGTAGCCGTAACCGCTATACGTGTTTGTAACACTTCCTCAAACTGCAAGAATCCTCGCTCAAGCAGACCGGGGCTTTCGTCAAGTAACGTAGTGAATGCTTCCTCATCAAGAAGTTGCTCACTTCCATCACGTGCATCAATCACACGATAAAAAGGAACTTTAGTAGGATAAAATCTCTCTAATATCTGATACTTCTGATTGTTATAAGTACTTGAGAACTGTTTATCTTTTACTTCGGCGGGAGTAAACACAGACATAGAATTAGTATTCTGTGCATCGGGATAGTCTTCTTCATTATACGTAGAAATATCGTGGATAAGACCACGAATTGACTCTCCTGTCTCAGCATCTAGCTGGTCTCCTAATTGTGGGTAGAGGTTGACGACCTGTTCACCAGTCATTATAGTAGAAAGGATGATGCCCTCAGCATCCGAGAACCACCTATCCCTGCAGTCAGGCGGTACATATACACGGAAGGGATTGACATAAGTGAACTTGACATCACCTCTACCGAAGTCTGCTTCTTGGTCTACATATGCATATAAATAACCAACACCGGCTACAGCATAATCAGTAATAGCCTGCTTCATCTGGTTATCACCCTCAGAAACATCCCAGACATATCCAAGAATATCTCTCCAAATAGAAGCAACCTTTACATCGGAGTCTTCTCTTGGTAATACAGTAAAAGTGGGAGGTCTTGCCGTTAAGACGGCTTTGAGCTTCTCGATGGCAGGAGAAATCCTGTCCATTGGAACATCAGCCTGATTTCGGGACGATAACTCGCTAGACTCATTACTCGTGAAATGATTTCCAAGATAAAAGTCTGTATCCTTACGAGCTTCAGTATCCCAATCAGACCTAGCGTCACGCCATTGCCTATATAAGTCTTGGTTATATTCTGCTTCTGGTGATAGTTCTATTTTGGGCATCTATGCTGTAAAAAAGGTTACAGCACGTAATATAAGAAAAAAAACTGTAAAAGTCAAGTCTTTTTTTCAGAAAGTCACATATTTCTGGCCCCAGTGAGCCAATTATACCCTATTTTTGTCTTTTTTCTGCCAGAAAGCCTGCCAATCTTATGGAATGAATCTATACTCATGGCATCACTGACAGGTGGTTTCTGCCAAGCATAGTAGTTCGCATAGTACAATCCATCCAGTAAATCATCATTCTTGGCTTTTGGATGCTCAAACATTTCATCCATTATCTCTGACATTTCTCTCTTAATGTATAGCTTTCGGCTATTAATAATCGGACCCAGTGATGTTTCCAGTCTGTCCTCTTTTTTAATACCCTTGGGTGGTTTCGCACCCTTGAACAGTCCCGGAGTCAATCTTCTCTCTTTTATAGATAACCTGTCTGTCATATCCCTTACCATCTCCTGAGCAGCCACGGTCTCAATAGTAACGCGTCTTAACGGTTGATACTTCTTTGCCATCTCTATAATCTTCTCTGGCACATCGAACGTAGGTATTCTCTCACGAAAATATTCAAGTACATACCTATTCTTATTAGAATCAATACCAAGGACAATAATAACTTGATAGTCAGATGTTGAGGTGGCAGTATGAGCTACATCAACTCCCATGTAAATATATATTGGTATTGCCATATCATTGGTTATTAAATACGAAAAATTGTTTTTTGATTGAAAGTGACCAGAATAGTATTGTACCCTATCAATTTTAAATGCTGCATTGGATGTGTCGCGAGCATCATTCATATACTCCTGAGCAAACTTGTTAACAAGACCAGCTTCTGAAAACTCTCTTTTCTTAGATGCAAGCTTCTCTTTTGAGAATTGCTGCCTCCAAATAGACCTTCCATCTTCAATAGCCTGATGAAACATCACATCCCATGGATAGGAGCGATTATCCTTTTGAGCGGAAGAGTATCCATCATAAACCATCTGTAAAAATGAATCATAATGCACAATAGTGCCAAGCAACCAAATCCATCCTTCATTGCCGGGAGTCTCTTCCAAGGAAGGAAATACAGTAGACACAATCCACTTCTTGATTTCTGAACGCCTATCTGGTGTCTTTGTATTTAATTCGGATTCAAAGTCATCAAGAACAATACCGGTATACCGCCTGTCAATCTCGGCACGACCACGCAAGCGTTGTGTCGTACCTTTTGCAATAATACGGTCCCCCTTTGCAGTAACGATATCTTTCTCCGTCCATCTGCTCCCCACTAAATCTCCAGCAAGGTCACCAAAATAGTATTTAAGATATTTATTTGTCTCCAAGTGGGATTTAATATATTTTAAATGGTCAATAGCCTGACCCTGCTCCTCGGCTACCCACGCTATGAATTGTGGGTCTCCCTTAGTACCAAAGCATATCTTGTGTAATATAGCCGCCTTTGCAAGAACCGACTTACCAAATCCCCTAGGAACAATATTACATATCCTTCCGCCGGGTTTGGTAGATATAAGCTTCTTTCCTATCTCATAATGAAATCTAGGAGATTCACTCTTAAGTAGAAAGTCCCTAGGAAGAAATGCCCTACCAAAAAATATAAGGTCAGCACTAGCCTGCTTTAGCAGTGCTGCCTTTGCGTCAAGGCTGGTATTCGATATATCCCTTAACGCCTTTTCTTTTTGTGCCGATTTTGTTTTTGCTTTTTCTTCCATCTATGTCTCTTAATCTTCTTACGACGTTTCTTAAGAACGCTTGACACTCTTCTTCTTACCTGTCGGCTTCCAACCGTGTTTCACCGCTCGTAGAAGATTCATCATCTTTTTTGCCTTTGCTATAGTCTTTGCCGTTGATTTCTTCTCCCACTTGCCGCCCCTCTTCACAAAGACGGTCTTTCCTACTCTCCTGTACGGCATCGTATTGCTCCCAATTCACTACATCAATATCTAAATAATCATCAAGCCACTTACGCAAAGCCTATTTCCTCATTGGTACTTCCCAGATAGATGATTTCATCGTGCTTATTAAACAGGCTCTCACAAAATGGGCATTGCCACCCATTAAATCTATTCTGCTCATCAAATAGAGAAGTGTCCATATTCAAATGAACCTCATTGTTACAGGACGGACAATTAGTATGAACATCCCCAAATAGCAGTGCTGACTCAGTCCTCATTGATTTCTGCATTTACTTCAGCCAAAACCTTGGTTTCGCCCCCTTTTATTGATGAAAGTTGTTCCGGGGTAAACCCTTGGAACACTGTCAATGTTTCTGATTTCTTTTCTGTGTTTGGCATCATATCTGATATCTTCGCTAAAAGCTCTAAGCAACGTACCCTTGAACTGGAATTATTATCACCTTCCGATATAATATCCCACAATTCCTTTAATATGTCCTCCTGAGTAATACCAACCTTTGTAAGCGCGTCCTTTACTTCTTTTCTAATCAACTTTATTACCCGCTCTTGCCTGAGTAGAAGTCTTGCTTCCTGATGTGCATAGGCTCGATTCTTTGTGGGATATGCCTTAAGATAGGCTTCTGACGGGTCAATGCCCTGTACGACGTACTCTGCAAACAATATCTCATTAGAATTGGCACGCCTGTTAGTAGAACGAATCTGTCGATGGTCCTTGTCACGAGAGAAGGAATAGAGGTTCTTTGGTATATCTCCCTCCATTGCTTTCTTAGATAGTAACGAATATGTCCCAAGGAGCGTTCTAATGTACTGAGTATCCTTTCCATGGGCAGTAACGAATGTTCCCTTCTTAAGTATCTGCAATATCTGCCCATCGTCCGATATACACCAATCACCCTCTTTTGCATCTCTCCAGTGCTTTGGGGTCTTTTGAATCTCTTGACATGCTTTAAATTCATCTTCATTGTCGTATATAACATGCTTTTTATCTTTTATACTTCTGAACCTCAACGTATTGCTTCACTTCCCTACCTAGTTATTTGTATGCCACTAACCACGTCCCTACCTGTGAAGCAATACGCTCTCAGAGTAAAACTTCCCCTTCCCAATTATTTATAAGTTGGGGAACCTCTATCTCGTCGACAAGGTTCAGAATCTTCTCAATTAGCTCTTCTTTAGCGGTTTCGTCGTCAGTATCATTATACTGCCACTTGTAAACCTTCATTTGAGCTATCATACTTCCTAAATTAAGTGTTTCCATCAATCACCTTTCCCCAAAGAAATGTCTTACCTTTCGTAATATCCACAACATCGAGTCTAAAATCGCCATTGCTAAACCAATCCACAATGCCGAAAGCATGTCCCCAATTCGTCTTTCTGTTCTTAAGCCACGAGTTTGCTTCATCTGACATATCCTTTAAACATCCTAAGCTAAAACCTGCATGTGCACCATCAACGTGAGTAACGCTATGTCGCTGAATATCGTGCAAATGAGCATATACCACCGATTTGCCTAGATTCAATGCATGTGCACGTGTATGGTATACCGAACTGAAATGACCACCATGATACATATAAAGCTTCCCTATCTTCAAATGCTTGCCATATTGGTAGTATTTATACCCCCTATCGCTAAGTCGCATCGCATTGGCGAACTTATACTCTTTTAAGTACGGATGCTCCTCTACGAAATAGTTTAACCAAGCATCATGGTTGCCTTCGAGCATATATCGCTCTTTGCACTTAATCGCATCTAAAACTTTATCAAACTGGTCCAAGCCGTCATTTGCTGCTTGAATGTCCGCATCTATCTCTGGAAGTATGAATTCCAAGGGTGGACGCTTCTGTCTCTTGTATCTCCACCCACTGGCACTATGAAACTCCCCTATATCCCCCAAACATACAAAAATATTCGGTTTTACCATCTTCATGGCCTGAAGCACACAATTGACCGCAGCTTGGTCCTGCTCTGGAAAATGAATATCTGGAACGATTATCGCTCGTCTACTTGGCTTTTTTGTCTTTTCTGGCATTCCTTTTGTAAACAACT